GGTAATATTTTAGAAAAGAAAATAGTAAAGTATGAAGTCCATATCCCCCATCTTTTTATACACACTTGATTGTCTTTATTGATAACATGACTTGCACCCATACCACAATTCTTAAATAACTTATCTATGAACAAAATCAAATTAATCACCCACGCAATGTGGTCAAACTCATACCACTTAACAGAGCTATTATAATTTGATGGGTCATTGTGGTGATTGTTATGATACGCACTTCCTATAACAAATGGCATTGGTAAGTTATGAGAATTGTCTGGTGTATTAAAATTACGATACCCTATAGGTGTAGCAAGATGAGCGGTAACAATTGCAAATCCAACAGCATGAAATGTTTTAATTGCTGGAATAAAAAAGAAAAGAATGGTAAGTCTTGGGTCTATCAAAGTTGATATAATAATTGTAGTAAAATAAATTTTCCAATAATTATTATTCATCAACTTCATATCATCATCTAATTTTTCCATTTGATATTCAAATCCAAATTCATCTAAACCAAAATTTTTGTGTAGGTCTAACCAGAACCATGTTCTCCATCCATCTTTTGCTAGATGAAAATCTTTTTCTTGGTCTGGATATTTGTGATGTTGTTTATGACTAATTTTCCAAGAAACAGAATCACCTTGTAAATTAAAAATAGAAAAAAAGTGTATGATAGTTTTGAGTGGTTTTGATAATTGATAAGAATTGTGAGAACAATATCTATGTAAATAACATTCACTACCTATCGTAGAAACTAACAAGATTCCAGACATCATTATCCATAACCAAAAAGAATTAAATGTTTCCCAATAATATATAACACCAACTAATGTCAACACATGTATAACTGCTAACATTGTTATAAACTTAAAGTTTTCAGGTATCTTAATAATCTTTGAAATTAACTTTCTCATATTCTTTATCCCTTGCTTTAGGAAATAAAATGTATTCTTCATTATCTTTTGGTTGTGATGACTGCATAGGATTACCATTCGTATCATATTCTGGTATTACTATTTCAGTTTCTTCTAGATTATTTATACAGTCTGCATAGTCGGCTTTATATTCTATTTCAGTATTACCTTTACTTCTAATACCAACTCTATCCACATGAGCGTATAGTTGTAGTTTTACTAAGTTACCTTCCATATCAAATATAAATTTAAACAAATCATCTTTGTGAACTTTCTTATCTACAGGGATAGGTTTAGGTAAATCTTTATTTAAAGTATCTGCGTAATCGTATACTGCTTGTACATTATCATATCCATGAATTAGTAAACTCTCACCAATCTTATTAAAGTCTTTATCAAAAAATTCTGATACTGTGCATATCTTTACTGTTGATGGAACACCTGTTTTGTATGAACGAGGCCAGTTTTCTTGACCAAAGTTTTCCATATCTCTATACGCAACTTCCATATACTTATCTTTATTTTCCATGTCATAAATGTATCTAATATATGCTTTACCTAATAAGACATCATTCTGTGCTTTAAGTTCACATTTTCTTTCTAGGGTTTTCATCTCATCTACTTCTGGTGAACACATATGAAAGACAATACAATTATCATCATGGTTCATTCCATAGATGTGATTTACAGGATAGGTGTATGTTTCATTTGGAAACGCTTTGTTTATTTCCTCATGAACTTTTCTTGTGAATTTTACTTCTGATAGTTTAGTTGGGTCAAACCACCATATTCTAGTTAAGACTTTACAGTCTTCAATCAATACTCTATGTAAAAACATAATTTAATCGTCAGCGTATCTAAATCCATCCATATCATATTTAGGAACTGATAATGTTATTGCTGAATCTGGAACTAATGTTGCAAGTATTCCTGTGTTAGTTATGGCATCTTGATACTTAAAGTTGTGCTCTATTTGTGTTCGTCTTCTAACTTTTCTAGAGCGTGTCATTTGATTTTGTAAGTGTCCAATTAGTTTTACACTAGTTAAGTTATCACTAGAATCAAATGTAAATTTAAAATAATCTTCATCTTCTAATATTTCTTGTTCTAAAATAATACATCTATTATCGTCAATACCTTCTGTTGCATCTTCAAATAATAAATAATCCATATCGTCATTACCAACAAACTCACTCTCTTGAACCACATAAGCACCATCATCTTCAAACATAACTTCGTCTGGTTTGTTTATATTATCTGGTATTGGTAAAGTGATATCTGATTTAAGACTTTTTGCCCAAGTGTAAACATCATTCAATCTACCTTGTACATAAACATTTTGCACATTGGTATTATTAAAACTTGAATCATATGTTTCTGTGATATACATTAAATTTAAATTTGCACCTAATGGTTGTACAGGATAAACTCCACCTATTATATAAGGCACTTCAAAAGTTCTTGTGTTATTTGTTATATCAAAAGTGTGCCAAATATTTTCCTTGTCTAATAGTAAATTATGCATTACTGAATCTGGTAAATTTTTATCAAAGAATGGAAACGAATCTTGCTGTGTTAATGTACAAGATTGTAATTCATCACTAGAGTTATAAAGTAGTTTAAACGAATCAGTTGCAGTTAATGTATAACCATCTGGGATAGTGCATGACAACGAACTGTTTTCAGACTTAACTAAAGAATCAACATTCGCTACAGTTCCTACAACATATACATTGTATGTTCCTTTATCACTATAGTCAGCATTTAAGTTATGTGTTTGTCTTCTAAGACTACAGTTGCCAGGCATTGTAAATGGTAATGATGCAGTAGAATATTCTATCTCTATGGTTTGTGTATCATTATGAAATTCTCTGTCCGCTCTATCTGTGGATAGTCCACTCAAAAGATTATCTGGTACTTGACTATTATCTAAGATACTTATTAAATTAGTTCCATCATCTTCTAAGTAATAAGATTGTATAGTTACTACATCAGCATCAGCAGAATCTAAAAAACAAGATTGAATATATCTTTTATGACCTCTCCTCTCAATAAAATGATTGTTCCATACTGCGTGAATTTTATTCTTGATGGCAAGCATTTGAGAATCATCTTTACTATATGCATAGTAAGAAACCTTTTCTATCGCTTTGTTGTTTATTATAACTTCTTTTATTTCCATTATGAAGTTGCTCCAGCAGTTTGTCCAGCATTCTGTAGAGTTATCTGATTACCATTACTTTCAATAGCATGACCAGCAGCACCACCAGCACCATCACCAGAACCTGTACCTTGTCCACCAGCAGCACCTACTGCACCACCAGCACCACCATTTGGATTTGTTTGTCCTGTGGAATCACCACCAGCACCACCAGAATCTGCACCACCAGCTTGACCTGCTTGTCCTTGACCACTTCCACCGCCACCACCAGAACCTACTTGGTTTCCAGCGCCGCCTCCGCCGCCTCCACCACCGAAGAACTGAGTTGCTGGTGGGTTACTTGGTTGCCCTGGCGTTACTTGTTGTGATTTACCACCCCCTTGACTTGGTGGATTGCCTGGTTGCCCTGGCTGTACAGTAGAACCTCTGGCTCCACCACCACCGCCTCCACCGCCTCCTAGTATTCTTGCACCTGAGTTGTTTACTACAGTTAGTGGGAAGGTAGTTTCTATTGCATCACCAGCAATTTGTCCAGCGGCAACACCTGTTCCATTATTTGCCATACCAGCACCACCATTACCACCACGACCTCTTATGTGTCCAGCGTTAATAATTTTAATGGTATCACCAGATGCGTAGTTAGGAGCAGTGCCTGTGTATATACCAGCAGTTCCTACAGCAGTAGAACCTACTTGTGCATTGTTTGTTAAAACAATATCAGTAAATCCTGCCTCGTAAGTGCCACCTCTTTGTTGGGATATTTGGTAACTTTGTGTGTTGGAAGATATGGTAAGGTTGATAGTTACTCGTTGTCTTGAACCAAAGAAATCACCAATAGATATTGCACTACCAGAAGATGGTATACCACCACCCTCACCTTGTGTACCAGCTGGTACAATACTACCACCAGCATAATACTCTGATATAGCGTGTGGTGTATCACCACCGAACTCTTGAGCAATCTGGTTTATTGATAAACTATTTGGAGCACTAGGTAATGCAGACATATATTATTTCTCACCCCTTCTTCAATTCTTCTATTTCATTCTTTAACTCTTTGATTGCCTCTATGAGTACACCTACTATGTTACCATAGGCAACTGACTTAATTTTGTCTTCTGATTTATCCTCTCTTACAACTTCTGGTAATATCTTCTCAATCTCTTGAGCGATAACACCTACACTTGTACGACCATCATTATCTGTTCTTTTGAATGAAACTCCACGCATTTGACATACTTTATTCAATGCATCATTAATTGTTTCTATTTCTGTTTTTAATCTCTCATCAGAGAACGCAGTTACATCATTGTTAAATGTAGCAGCACCAGCTTCTGACATATCTAATGTCAATGCTGTTATTCCTGTACCACCATCATTACCTTGAAATATCATATCTTTATCACTAACCAAAGATTTTATGGTTAGGTTATCACTATCCATACTTACATGACCGACATTTGTACTACCATCTTTATAGATAACTTCTTCACCAGCAGCATCTAAAACAATATCTCCTGCCACATCAAGTGTTAAATCACCTGAACTTAAATCTATCTCTGTGCCATCTATTGTTATATTATCAATGGTAACACCACCATCAACATCTAATACACCACCAGAACTTAAAGTCATTTTAGAAGTTGCAGCTTCACTTGCACCTGTCATGAATTCTAATCTTGTTGCGTTTGCATCAGCAGCGAAATCACCCTCTGATACTGCTTGGATAGCAGCGGCAACTGCTATTGCATCTGTTCCTGTTCCCTCATCAGGAGCTTGGAACGCAAGTTTACCAATGACATCATTAGCGGCAATATCTGTTTCACCTGTTTGTAATGTTAATACGAAAGGTTTATCATCAGTTGTTGCAGTATGTTTTAAATTTAATCCTGTGTCTGCAACATGAATCATTTTGATTTCATTGTCTGCACCAAATAATATTTCTGAAGCGTCTGTTCCTAATTCTAAGTTATGATTTGCAATTAATGTTCCAGCGTCAGAACCATCAATTGTTAAGAATGTAGTATCAGAAGAACCATCTGTTCCTTTAAAAATAATATCTGAATCGTTAGCGGCAGCATCAATTGTAATATTTCCAGATGATGTTGTTAGAGTTACAGCAGCATCGCCAGCAGCAAGGTCATCAGCAGCAAGTGAAGATGCAGTAACATCTGTAAATGATAAGACTGCACTACCATTTGTTTTTAATACTTGACCATTACTTCCATCTGCTGTAGGTAAACTAAATGCAGTACCACCAGAAGTAATAATTACTTTACTACCATCAGAAGCAATACTTTCGTTTGCATCATGTAATTGTAATGTTGGTGTACCACCAGAATCTGTTAAGAGTAATCCTGTGTTGTGTACATGTGTTAATGCAATTTCTGAATCTGCACCGAAAGAAAGAACTGAAGCGTCTGATAAGAGTTTAACATCATCACCAAAAACTGCATCAAGAACTACTGATAAACCACCATCAGTTTGTAGTGAACCATCAGTTGTAGAAGTCGCATTAGTTGTATCATCAGTTTTAATAATACCACTTGCAGTTACAGTTGCCGCTTCTAAACTAGCAACAAGTGTGCCAGTTGTAATAGATAAGTTACCTGTTGAAGCACCAGTAAATGTACCAGTACCAACTATAAATTTATCAGCACTTTCATCAAAACCGATAAATGCGTTAGCAGCATCACCTCTTTCTATTATTAAACCACTATCATTTGATGGTGTGCCTGTTACTCCATTACCTAACTCAATAGTTGCATCAGTTATAGTTTTATTTGTTGTGTTAATAGTTGTAGTATCACCATTAACAGTAAAATCACCTGTTACGATTAAATCTTGAGAAAATGTTGTATTACCATTTGATGCAATTGTGATTGCATCTGGGTCAGAAGCAGAACCTATTGTTCCGCCATCTTTAATTATAATATCATCTTTAAATGTTACGATACCAGCAGAACTAATTGTTATAGCATCATTAGTTGATGCAACACCAATTGTACCGCCATCTTTAATCATAAAGTCATCTGCAATCGTTAATAGACCAGCAGAACTTAATGTCATTTTTGCAGTTGCAGAAGCTTCTGCTGCTTCAGATACACCTGTTGTAAATACTAATTTAGTTGGGTTTGCACTCGCAGTAAATTCTCCTTCAGCGATTGCGTGTATACCAGCGTGAACACCTGTGGCATCTGTACCACTTGTATCTGAACCAGAAAATTCAAGTGATGCGATAACTTCGTTTGCAGTAAGAGCAGCTTCACCAGATTTTAATTGTAAAATCATTGGTGTGTTATCACCACTTGGGGT